GTTGCGCTTGTACCGCTTGTTCTTGCACCAGTACCGCTTGTACCATTATTACCACTTGTACCACTGCTACCAGTACTACCACTAGTAGAACTTACAGTACTTGTACCACCTGTAGCAGCAGCACCACTGGTACCGCTGCTACCAGTACTACCACTGGTAGAACTTACAGTACTTGTACCACCTGTAGCAGAAGCACCACTGGTACCACTGGTACCACTGCTACCACTGCTACCACTTGTACCGCTGGTAAAACTTTCAGTACTTGTACCACCTGTAGCAGAAGCACCACTGGTACCGCTGCTACCAGTACTACCACTGGTAAAACTTATAGTACTTGTACCACCTGTAGCAGCAGCACCACTGGTACCGCTGCTACCAGCACTACCACTAGTAAAACTTACAGTACTTGTACCACCTGTAGCAGAAGCACCACTGGTACCACTTGTACCACTGCTACCACTGCTACCACTTGTACCGCTGGTAAAACTTAAAGTACTTGTGCCACCTGTAGCAGAAGCACCACTGGTACCACTGCTACCACTGCTACCACTGCTACCACTTGTACCGCTGGTAAAACTTAAACTACTTGTACCACCTGTAGCAGAAGCACCACTGGTACCGCTGCTACCAGTACTACCACTGGTAAAACTTATAGTACTTATACCACCTGTAGCGGACGCACCACTGGTACCACTGGTACCACTGCTACCACTGCTACCACTTGTACCGCTGGTAAAACTTAAACTACTTGTACCACCTGTAGCAGAAGCACCACTGGTACCGCTGCTACCAGTACTACCACTGGTAAAACTTATAGTACTTATACCACCTGTAGCAGAAGCACCACTGGTACCACTGGTACCACTGCTACCACTGCTACCACTTGTACCGCTGGTAAAACTTTCAGTACTTGTACCACCTGTAGCAGAAGCACCACTGGTACCGCTGCTACCAGTACTACCACTGGTAAAACTTATAGTACTTATACCACCTGTAGCGGACGCACCACTGGTACCACTGGTACCACTGCTACCACCTGTACCACTTGTGCCACTTGATGATCCACTTAAACCACTGGTACCAACCAAACCACTGCTACCAGCAGTACCGCCTGTACCACTTGTACCACTGGTACCACTGCTACCACTGCTACCACTTGTACCGCTGGTAAAACTTAAAGTACTTGTACCACCTGTAGCAGAAGCACCACTGGTACCACTGGTACCACTGCTACCACTGCTACCACTTGTACCGCTGGTAAAACTTATAGTACTTGTACCACCTGTAGCGGACGCACCACTGGTACCACTGGTACCACTGCTACCACTGCTACCACTTGTACCGCTGGTAAAACTTTCAGTACTTGTACCACCTGTAGCAGAAGCACCACTGGTACCACTGGTACCACTGCTACCACTGCTACCACTTGTACCGCTGGTAAAACTTAAACTACTTGTACCACCTGTAGCAGAAGCACCACTGGTACCGCTGCTACCAGTACTACCACTGGTAAAACTTATAGTACTTATACCACCTGTAGCGGACGCACCACTGGTACCACTGGTACCACTGCTACCACTGCTACCACTTGTACCGCTGGTAAAACTTTCAGTACTTGTACCACCTGTAGCAGAAGCACCACTGGTACCGCTGCTACCACTTGTACCGCTGGTAAAACTTAAAGTACTTGTACCACTTGTTCCGCTTACACCACTGGTACCAGCAGTACCACCTGTACCACTTGTGCCACTTGATGATCCACTTAAACCACTGGTACCAACCAAACCACTGCTACCAGCAGTACCGCCTGTACCACTTGTACCACTGGTACCACTTGTACCACTTGTACCACTGGTATCACTTGTACCGCTTGTACCATTATTACCACTGGTACCACTTGTGCCACTGCTACCACTTGTAAATGCACCCGAACCACTTGTACCACTTGTTCCGCTTACACCACTGGTACCAGCAGTACCACCTGTACCACTTGTGCCACTTGATGATCCACTTAAACCACTGGTACCAACCAAACCACTGCTACCAGCAGTACCGCCTGTACCACTTGTACCACTGGTACCACTTGTACCACTTGTACCACTTGTACCACTTGTTTGGCTTACACCACTGGTACCAGCAGTACCGCCTGTACCACTTGTACCACTTGTTGATCCACTTAAACCACTGGTACCAACCAAACCACTGCTTCCATTAGTTCCTCCAAATCCACTTGTACCACTTGTACCACTTATACCACTTGAAAAACAACTGTTACCACTTGTACCATTTGTACCATTTTGACCACTGCTACCACTGGTACCAGTGGTACCGCTTGTTCTTGCACCAGTACCACTAGTGCCATTTGTACCATTTGCACCACTGCTACCACTGCTACCACTTGTACCACTTGAAAAACAACTGCTACCACTTGTACCATTCAAACCACTTGTACCATTTGTACCACTTGTACCACTTGAAAAACAACTGCTACCACTTGTACCACTTGTACCATTTGCACCACTGGTACCACTGGTACCACTGGTACCGGTAGTACCGCTTGTTCCTGAACCACCACTAGTGCCATTTGTAGCAGATAATCCGCTGCTACCACTCGTACCATTCAAACCACTTGTACCATTTGTACCACTCGTACCACTTGAAAAACAACTGATACCACTTGTACCACTCGTTCCGCTTTTACCACTTGTACCACTTGTACCACTGCTACCACTGCTACCACTAGTGCCACTTGTACCACTCGTTCCGCTTGTACCACCCGTACCATTTGTACCACTCGTTCCGCTTGTACCACTCGTTCCGCTTGTACCAGATGTACCACTTATACCACTAGTACCATTTGTACCAAATATACCACTTGTACCGGAAGTACCGGTTACACCACTAGTGCCTGACGCGGGTGCTATAAAAACTTCTTTTGTGATATTATCTATGGCTAAAACATGAGTTAACGGAAATGGACCAGCGCCTGTACCTGACGGAAGATTAGTATATAGATTATTGGAAACATATATTTTTGAAGCAGTTATTTCGTTTAGGTTTTTTGAACCTGTTAAAAGGCCTTGTGCGTTTGTAATAATTAATAAATTGCTACCAGAAACCACCCTTTCTGTAAAATTATTTCCAGAGGAGTCACGTTGAGTAAAAAGAGATGCAAATCTATCGATACTACTACCCATACATTATTAAATAAATATAAAATAGTTTGTTTAACACGGTAGTCTTATTATTTAATATGACTGAAACAATGATGTAACTATTCTTCTCCATTGACCCGCGCTATAAATATAAAAATAATTACCATCATAGCTTATCCAACCATCTTGACCATAATCATTTGATTGAACTGGTGTTTGTTGATAAAACTTATCTGGGAATCGTTGAAATACTCTAAATGCTGTATTTATAGGTCTACGAGAACTTGTTGTATATATTGGATTATTGCATTCATCATAGCCACTTATATAGGTACTGGTAGAAGGATCATAATCGAACACAGAAATAGCTCTTCTCATCCAACCGAGAGGGTATTGATATATATAGATATAATTTGAATCGTATGCGAGCCAACCATTTTCTCCATATTCGTTTGAACTTTTTGGCGGTGGGTGAAATGGAATCTTTGTGATAGAAACAGATTTCTTTTCAGTTGGATATACATCCTTTATAATATTTTTATCTATAGGCTGTACACCCACTCCATCAACATAATCAAAATCTTGTTGTTTATCTTTAATAGCTGTTGTATCTTCGAAACCATATTGTTTTGCATTATTCTTAATATTATCCATCTGTTCAGCATCTACCGCAGCCTCCATCAACTTAATCTTTCTGATGGTAAACATCTTTTGGGTAGTATTCTTGATACCTTCTAGGCCAGGTATAAACGATGGATTCAACAAATAACCATTTACGGTTAAATTGAATGTGGTTTTAACATTTCTATCATTGGTATCATCCAACTCAATATCGGTGGTAAAGTTATCAGCTTTTACCAAAAACTTAAATCTTTCTTTATCACCCCAATAATCATTGCAAGCGTAACTTATTTCTTCTAAAAGTTTGTTATTTTGATCAACATAATCGGTCCAAATTACGCATTCATATGTAACTATGACTTGTTTAGGCAATGTTACGGTGAATATTTGTTTGGTTGGTCTAGAATTAAACAATATGTTGCTGTTTAAGATGTTGAATCTGTCATACTTATTTTTTTCTGAATAAGGTACAATAGCTTGATATGCCAAATAACGATTAAACGTAGCACGATCCTTATTATCCGCAACTTCTGAGCGTCTCATCATAAATGCAGGCAATAGTATTTTACCTTGATTATCTCTAATATACCCATCTTTTTTCATAGCGGCCCATCTTTCTGGACTACCATATATGATAGGTACTTTAACCAATTCACCATTATCCATCACTTGTAGATTGATCTTATTATTGATAAAACCCATAATGGTACTATCAATGTCCATCAAATCTATCGTGAGATTTTTTACTTCATCTGTATCACGACGTATAGCAAATTGGCGCTTATATGTGATATCTTTGTCAGATTGTGCCATTGGATCTTGCACCATGTTTGGTACAGGATTTACTTGATTATTAGATATTGAACTTACTTGCCATGGCATAATTAATTTTGTCTTTGTATGATATTTAGTTTACTTAATCTCGTATAGTGAGTATTGACTATTAAACTCCAAGACTTATCTGGGTGACCTCCAAGGAATTGTTCTTGTACAACATTATCCATTTCATAAAATCTTTCGTTATACAAAACAACATCTCCAATTTCTGGAAAAAAGTTTGTAATAATACAATCACGTTCTCTGAACTTAAAAATTGTGTTTTGGTTTCTGTCAGGACCAAATTTTGATGCATTTTCACCAGTTATATCTTCACGTTCGGCTAAACATGAAAGATTAATTGCCGGATAAAACATTTTACCTTGTGAAGAAACTGATTCACCATACATGTTTACGGTAGTTTCGTTAATAGCAATCTTAAACACTTGTACAACTATTTCAGCGATATCACCAAAAAATTCTGCGTTAACAGAACTTAATAAGTTCATATCTCTTTTTGAATAAAATCTACCTGGCAAATAATTTGGATTATAAATCCCAACATCTTTTCTTCCTTGTGTCCAATATTCTTTAAACGCAGGATTTTGCTGTGGATATTGTGGTGAATTTGGGATAGCCATAAATTATCCAATATAAATGTGTAATGGAACTTTAGATAGCATTTTGTTCATAGACTCAGATTCTTTATCCTTGTTTTCTAATTGGTTGACACGTAAACTTTTCTCCAACATTTCTCGTAATTTCTCGATAAGATTGCTTGTTTCCTCCTTAGCCTCAGCACGTAATTCAGCACCATCTAAGGTAACTTCGCCACCTGGAATTGGAACCGTGCTATACTTTTGAAGTATACGACCAAGTGTTTCTTTACAAAGTGCTAAGAAATACTTTTTAATCCATTGTTTTCCTGACTGATTAATTTTACAATATGTACAATATTCGTAAGGGATATCACTCGGATCACTAACATATTCGTATCTTGAACCACTAAAAAAATTGGTAATATTTTTATCATTTTCTAGATAATAATCAATCCAAATTTTTACATCATTCATTGGTATTGGGAATATTCTGAGTTTATTATTACCAACTATTTCAAAACTATATTGACTCTTACGTACCATATCATTGAATTCAATAGCTTGAATACGTTCTAAGTCTTCAAATATCGGAGTCATCAAGAATTGAGTTGCCGGACTATAAGCACTAAAACCAAGTTCTGATAATATGTTACTATAACTCATACCAGTCATGCTGAATGGATCGTATATACGAGCAACAGCCGGTGTTCTAAAATGAAATACTCTACGAACTTCAATTCTTGATCCGGTCAAGTGTTCTATATCTTCACCAATCAATTTGTTTAAATCGTATAATTGTTCACTACCACTTATACTTGCAGATACGTTTATATAATTTCTCTTTAGTGGTGTTTCACCATTCACTAGAGCTTCACTACCATATTGTTTACTAAGTTGTACAACAAATGGCAAACCAGTGCTTTTTACGCCCAGTCCAGTTAAATTTGGATATTGATCTTGTGGTAAACCAGTTAAATCTGCCATGTTGTTAACAATATTAAACTCGTTAACTACACGATTATATTCAAGAACGGATTCTTCAAAACAAGCATAGAAATTTTCATCTATCATTTCTATATCAACAATTGGATACCCAAGACGTTTCGCAGCCCACATTGCACTGCTACTACAATCATTTTCAAACGTGGTCTCACCACTATTACAGATCTCGTCCAAATAATAACCAAAAGGAACGTTGCTAGACGTTACAGCACTACCACTGCCGGGCCATCTTATCCTATCTTGATCTAAATTAGCACTCATTTATTATAAATATCGAATGAATGGTAATTTCACTATTTTAATGGTATATATGTAATTTTATATAAAAGAATCCGCAATTATCTTATATACAGATGGTTTTGGTTTTGATTGTAGTTTTTCTTTAAGAAGCAACGCATCTTTCTTTTTCTTGGTGTCCAACACCTTTTTTAGAATATTTTTTACCTTTTTGTTCATATAAATTTGATTATTTTAACAACAAGATTTCCTGTTCCTTTGATAACCCTATGATATGTTTCTTTTGGTATAAAAATTTTTTTATCAAAAGAAACTGGTAGCGAATTATCTAATTGTATTTGCCAATTACCTTCATTTTTTACCACTTCTATCAGCCTATCTTCTTTATCCAAATGCCATTCTAATTGATGAATATCTACATTTGAATTGAATTCACGAATATATTCATTATTTCCTAAATTTGTTTCGTTATATGGTAAACTCATATTTTAATGATCTTACTAGCAGACCCTTTTTCTCTCATATATCTATTGAATTCAACAAATAAATCTTCCGCATTCATTCTGGCATCTACTTCCCAAGGTAGAGTTTTTTCTTTTTCTTCATCGTCATATTTAGGATATTCTTTACCATCCCAACTATTATCTACAATGTTGTATCTACCATCTTCAACTTGTTTGATGTGCCAGCATTCGTGTGCTAATGTTTTAATTTGATTATCGCTACTATGAGGACTGTTTGTTCTCATAATAATCTTATAGCTGTCTACTTTATATGGTTTACTCTTACCTTTAACATCTACCTTACCCTGAACTTTTCCATCTAAATTACCAAACTCTAATTTGATTTTACCGGTGGGTAGATTTAATCTTTTAGCAAAAAATTTATACGCAGTTTTAAGTCTTTCTTTATCAACGATATTTTTTAGTATTTCATTTAAATTAGTACCAAATTTAGGTAAATTATCAACCTCATGTTTTAAAGGTGTAGACAAATCAACCAATTTATACTTGATTGGCAAATTCTTAATTGAATTGAAAACTGTATTAACATTCTTTGGACTATCATCGATAAAAAATATATCATTAAATCCTTCGTTATTAATTTTATCAACAATCCAATCCGCTTTAGCCTGCGGATTACCAGTTCCAAGAGTTATAACCGGCAAATCAATTTTAAATATCTTATTGATAATATTCTTGATGTGCTTATTAGCTTCATCTCCTCTAGCCGTCAGTATGACAGTCAACCTATCTTTAACGCCTGCATTTACAATTTTATAAAATCGTTTAGCAACTGGCTTAATGATTTGAGGATTAATAATTGTTTCAAATTGACTGAAATCAAACTCATCTCCTGGTTTTGGTTCATAGACTGCATATTCAGCAGGTGTAAGATATGAAAACTTACCAGGCCCTTGCTTTAATAATACCTTTGCGGTTGTATGAAAAAGTGTATCGTCAAAATCAAACACCCTTAATTTTTTGGTTTGAATCATAGTAAAGCCTTAATAATTTTTTTGTAAATTGATTCTTTCTTAACTAATTGATCCAATGGCACACCTCTATATTTTTGTCTTATTTGCGCAATAGGCATACCATATTGTTTTTCAGCCTGTGCTGCTAAACTATATCTATCAAGCTTTTCTTTTTCTTTAGCATGTAGTTTACGTGATACACTAGCCGCAACAACACTTTTTACATTGTCGGTATAATACTTTTCACCCGAATTCAATAAATCATTTAGTATCTTAATTTCAATTTCTAAACTATCCACTTCACGTTCCAAATTGGCTTTTTCAGCAGTTGTAAACTTTGCTCCTGTTGTATGTAATTTGCCTCTCTTTTCAACAAACTCTTGGGTCTTATCATCAATTACTTTTTCTAATGATATACCAGCTGGTTTATTATCAGGTTCCAAAAATGCATAGGAAATAGTTTTTTCAGAATCTATTGGTGCCATTGTTGGCATATCTGTATCAGTTATTACTATAGTAACATTATTACCATCAATGAATAATACATCACCGAAAATTTTCATGCCTTTTAATTTTACTTTGTCTCCAATCGTAAAATACTTTGTAGCTTCATTATCATCAGATTGTGATTTAGGTGTTGTAGGTGTCGTTGGTTCTTTCTTGGGTTCATCAATACCATACAATTCATTGTAGGTATAGATTTTGCTGCCTGGTTCATATAATACTTCTTTTACATTATAACCATTGAATTCTATGGCATATTCATATTCTTTCTTAAACGGCATCAATTTAGACAAATTAGATGTCCAAAATGATACAATAATAGCTTTACCTCTTGGAATAGCTGATTCAATTTTTATATCTAAATTTGTAGTTGTTGTTTCTTCAGAATCATCATCTACTTCGAATATCCTACCCTTTAGTAGTGGATCGGCATAAGGACCAAATCTACCAAGACCTTTTAATAAATTTTCTAGTTGTAAATGACCACCGCCATTATTTCCGCTCTTTAATTGTCTTAATGCTTTTTGTGCCCAATAATCAAGTTGATCACGATCAGATGTATATTGTATATCAGGAGCTTTATCCAATTCATCAATCTCTTTTAGTACATCCGGATCATCACAAAGAAATACTTTTTTAATAACGCTATATCCAAATACCAAATTCTTATTTGCTTTTTCATCTTTATAAACAAGAAAAGCACATTTATTAGCTGGAGTAGAGTAATTATAAGTCTTTTTCTTAAAATATACGGTATCTGGATTTTCAATCAAAAGTCGGTTTAAACTAATCATATAGTTATAAATATTATTTGTAGGATATATCGTTTGATATTTATATGAAGAATGATATTAATGACATTTTTAACCATATTGCTACTAATTCTCTGGTGTAGTATATTTGAGTGGCTATTACATAAATATTTGATGCATAAGTCACTTTTCAAGTTTGAATACGCGTATAAAGCTCACACCAAGGTACATCATAATATTTATAAGTACGACGAAACTTATCACGCTCAAAATGGAGATGATGGTAAAAAGATTCCTATGGCTTGGTGGAATGGCGTGGTAATCTCATTACTAGCTGCATTACCTATGTTTATATTTGGATATAAAATATTCTTGTTAACATTTGTTGTGTCTATGTGTTATTACGGAATGTATGAATTTATACACTGGTGTATGCATTTTCCAAAAAGTAGAAATGTAGAATATAGATTATGGTTTAAGAAACTAAACGGACACCATTTATTACATCATAGATATATGCATAAAAACTATAATGTGGTACTGCCATTTGCTGATTGGTTATTTGGTACTTTATTAATAAAAAGTCCAATTAAATTTGGTCAATGTAAACCATCTTATTGTGTACCAAATGTTCAGCCAGAATAATTACTTCTAGGACGCATTGGTTCTATATTAGGATAAACCAAGTCTAGATGATCAAAATCGTCTTTAGTAGTGTCTACTTTTTTGACATTATTATAATAATTTTGCAACCACATCTTACCGATTGGATTCTTAACAGGACTCTTCAAGAATTGAATCACACTTCTCAATACACTTTTATCGATTGGCTCACCACTTTTTGTACGATCAACAATCTTGAAATTGTTCCCAAATATGTTTTGAAAATGTCCCATGTTATTTTGACAACTGAACCACATTTGCGACAATAAATCTTCAGGTATTTTACGAGGTCTTTTATTGTTTCGTTCGATTGCTACTTGCAAGCTTGTGTTTACAAATATCATATAACAATCATAACCATATTGCTCCATAATTCTTTTCTTTATTTGTATGGATTGTATACTATCACCTGTACCATCTATGATAAGACCCAATCGGGAGTTTCTATACATGACCAATTTTTTATTTGTTATTTGTTTTGCTTTTTCTCTAGTAGATTGTGGGCCGATTGTCAATTTTTTAAATTCATCTGGACTCAACTTACTCAAATCAGATGAAATCTTCATTTTCTGAAGCATTTGTTCAAATTCATTATCACTGTTGATTAACTTTAACCCATACTTGTTGACCGAGGAATCAGACGGTAAATCAAACAATTCATTTGCAACTGTGCTTTTACCACTACCAGGTCCACCCGCCATAAATATACATTTGAGTGTAGATGGATCGTCTACACCTTCTGTCAATCTGTTTTTTTTAAGTAATTCAAGTAAGTTCATATATTTAAATATAATTCACATTACGAATATATCGCCTATATTAGCTCCTAAAACATCTTCAATTAGATATGGTATTGTATTTGCAATATTATCTAATTTTTCTTGTGCTTCTTCTAAATTTTGTGTGGTTGCTATAGTTTTGCTACCATAAGGACCAAATCCTACCAAAAGCTTTTTGGTAAGAGGATTAAATGTAATTTTACCGTCTTTTAAATATTGTACAAACAATTCATAGTAAAATTCGTAGTATCTACGATGTAGTTTACCTTCTCTGGCACTACGCATTGTACCAATATGGTTAAACAATCTACCTTTGGCTAAATCAAATGTTCTGGATTTTTTATAATCATCACTGCCATATCTTGTGTTTTCTTTGCTTTTACCGTAAATCTTTAACAGTTCATTAAATTCTTTATCAACCCAGTCAGTATATTCTTTGAATTGATGTGTTTTATTCATTACGTGACCTACTCTATGAATTATAGTCCACGCAGTCATAGGAATTTTATCAGCGGCTGTATTGCTTACAAAGAATACTGTGATGTTATCACTATTGATTTTGAATTGGTTAGGATCTAAACCCAAACCTTCTGGATATGGTTTTACGAGAAATTCGTATGGTACTCTACCTTTTTCGCTGAATTGTCTTAAACCAGGCTTGTTAACAAAATAAAAATCAAAGTTGACTGATGTATTTTTTAACATATCCTTGACTTTTTGTATGGTTACTGGATGACTTAGTGCAGCTCTGTCCCTTGGATCTTTGTATGAAGCGCCTTTTTCAAATCCGCCTAATGTTGTATATGCGCCTAGGGGGGCTTCGTTTAGTATATCTTTAAATTTGATCATAGAGGAGGTGGTGTTGGACTTGGAAATGTATGTGTAGCTGTTGGAATATTTAAACTGGTAAACACAAACTCTCTTTCAAATAAACCGGCTGAATTAATTACTATTCCATTGTAACTATCAATAAACAAATATTGACAGGCTTGATTGTTCAAACTACCATCACTTGTTAGCGAGTATCCAACGCCTAAATTACTTTGTGTTTCCCAATAGGCATCATTTTTAGAATTTTTGGCAGATTCGTACACCCAAGTATTATAGTAAGCTAGATTTTTTCCATAAAAACTTGCAGCATTGTTCTGCATATCTTGTTCAGTAAATTGTGAAGTAACATACTCTTGGGATGGTTGATATGATGTAATTACAAACCTCTTTAACAATACTGACCAAATAGATTGATCCAAAGCATATGTAGCTGTTTCCAATAAACTATTGAATAGTGGATCATCTTGGCTTGGAAATAAATTTGGTGTAGCCAAATCAGAAACATTGCCAGAAATTGTCGTAGTAGCAAATGGAGTGATTAATTGTCCACTATAAGTATTGTTCCACAATCCAGATGTATTGGCATACAAATTTTGTAAATCACTACCACATTGTAGTGATGTTTGTTCAAATCTACTCATAAGATCAGCAAACTCTCCAGCCAAACACGGTGGTGTAGTTGTAGCATATTGAGCTACCATAGAAGCAATAAAATTACCAGCTAATGCTCCTCCAAATCCAATACAACCACCCAATGCTGATGTTGCACTTGTAAGAAGATTTACACCTATTTGTAAACCCAGATCTTGATTATCTGTTTGTTGTAACAAGGCATATGCATTTAATATCTTAGAATTACCATACGAGTAAAACTGGTTATTGAATATTATCATGTTATTCAAATTAACTTGTGCATTAGCTATATCAGTTGAAGAAGGAGTTGTTGTCATCTGTTAATAAATATTAAAAAAACTCACTTGGAAAATATCATAGAGAGTAATTAGTTCTGTAGGATTGGACAATTGCCCACTTATTTTCGGGTTGAAATATTTGAGGATACTTTAAATACGAAGCATGTCCATCTGCATATATATATGATGCTCCATTGTTGTGCTTTTTAAAATCTAATTCAGTTTGATCATTACCTTTTCCTTCAAATATATCCATATAAAAATGTCTTGAATTTCCTAACTTTTCCCCAAATATTACTGTTTCACTTACCAATGGAATGGAACTAGACTTCAATGGTTCCTCTAAAATGTCCCAATCCGCGTCAAAATATTCATAATAATAATCATTAAATCCATTGATTATAAAACTACGATTTGCTTTGTTAATGTTTGTTTCAACTAGATTATTTGTAAATTTATCGACAGGGCATCTTAATACACCAACATTTTCATAATATGGTTTTAATGCTAATGGCCACTGATTTGTCAAACTACGTGGCGGATATATGTCATTATAATCTAACTTATATTGTTCAGCTGAAAGACCCAATTGCCTAGAATTGTTTAAACATTGTATTTGAAGCGCTTTACTTTTTGCTTTACTCAACGATGGTAATAAAAGACCGGCTAATATTGCAATTATAGCTATTACCACTAGTAATTCAATCAAAGTAAATGCTTTTTTATTTTTCATAACTAATTGTTTGTTTTTTTAAATTATACTTACCAATTCTATAATAACCAGTATTAGCTGTAAATTTTATCAGATAATTGTCTGTTTTAATAGTCATATCTTCTTCTTACATTCTTCTTACATTCTGGTTCTACTCGATCTTATAACATGTAATCCGCATGTAGGAATTACTTGTGTCATCAAACAACCACACTTAACATGTCTATTTTTAGTTAATATCATACTCTTATAAATAGAAAATCCCGCCAGAACCTAGCGGGACTTTGTCATAAATTTATTATTTGATTAAACCTTATTTCCAAGTCTCTTGTTAACAATAGATTGGACTTTCCTTAAAAAAGCAGCATCATCTGTTTTACCATCTCTTTCAGCAGCTGCTGCTTTTCTGGCAGCAATTACAGCATCACCAGTAGTAATCTTGCCATCACCGGTTTGATCCAATTTCTTGGTAACCTTTGGAGCTGGTGGTGATTGTTTCTTAGGCGCTTCTTTCTTAGGAGATTCTTTTTTAGCTTCTAATTTAAGTTCTTCTAGTATTTCTTTGATTAAATTTTTAATTTCGTTACGCGTCATATAATTTCTCCTCTTAATAAATATATTTTAAAATTTAAATTACCAATATTTTCTTTTACCTTTATTGCTCAATGATTTCATTCTATGACTTCTATAAAGCCAATATCCAGCTGTTGTTTGATCTTTTGAGCACATATACGTCTTAATTCAGTAAGAACTGGACGTTTTTCAACCTCAAACTTAACCATATTATATTTGTCGTTTTTAAACGTAGTTTATTTTTTTGTCTTTTAAAAGACAATAAATTTTACCATAAAAAATTTAATTAAAACTTTTACCACAACCACAAGTGCTTGCTGCATTTGGATTAATAAATTTAAAACCTCCGCCCATTAATTCATAAGAATAATCTAGTTCAGCCTCTTTAATATAATTCGCACTAAAATTGTCTATGACTACACTCACACTTTCATATTCATATACCAAATCATTGTCTCTGATTTCATCAAATGTCATACCATACTGTAAACCACTACATCCACCTGCTTCTACAAATATTCTCAAACTTTTGTTTTTATAATCCTCTGTATTTTTAACTAAATTATTTACTTCGGTTAAAGCATTATCAGTTAATTTAATTATTGAAGTTTCTAATTTTATCATAATTTACCAAAATCTACCTCGGCCTTTATTACCTAAACTGCGCATACGATGACTACGACAACTCCAATAACCGGCTGTTGTTCTGTCTTTCTTTTGAGCACATCTATGTCTAGCAGCAAAACTTTTTCGACGAGCTTTATTGCCTGCTCTACTTCTCATATTTGGATCTCCGAATGTTACTTTCTTGATTTTACCATTTTTACCTTTGACGTAGACAGCATATTTTTTTGGTCCACCTGGAGTTCTAACTGGTCTATTAAGTGTAACACTTCTGCCACGATGTTTAGCTTCAATTATCAAATCTTCTTCAATTTCAATCGGAGCATCCAAATAAACTTCTCTACCCTCAAAAATTTCTTTTTTACCAAGGTCACTCTCAACCAATTCAGCGTCTGGATCACATAGTTCAATTAAATTATTGTAATATAACTTACGAACTTCTTCAATTAACTCAAAATAAGATTCACTATAAGTTCTAAAAATGTTTTCCATTAATGGAATTTGTTTTTCTAAATGATAATTTAAATTAGCTGTAATTACTGTATCTTGCAGCATTTTCATCGGACAAAGTTCTTGATTTTCAAATAAATCGATTAATTTAATCATATAATATAAATATTATTCATACTTGTTTGTTAGTTTTAATTCGCCAATTAGTCTCTTTTCGTTGTCATTTAAGTTTTTATCCAATTCAACACCTAAATCCTTTAACGTATAACTAACCCCAGTCTTTTTCTCTACATTCTTCATTATTTCTATAGTATCCACAACACTATCCAAAGTGGTCTTGTATTTACCAAATTCAACCGAAGAAGTCAAATTACTAAAATCAACAGATCTAGGAGCTATACCCTTTATTATTGATATTGCATATGAAGCAATATGTTCAAATACACTAAATATCGCGCTTGCAATTGGATTTGTAGCTGCCAAAAATCTCAATACCATAAAGCATATCAAGAATATTAATATGCCAGTAACCCCTATTGTCACAAACCTCTTCAAACCATACATGACACCGCCTAGACCCATCCAACTGTTTACTTCATTCACGGTAACCTGAAGGGCGTCTGCCTTTTTTGCCACCTGCGAAGCCTGTGTTTCCAATCCTTTTATTTGTTTTTCATACACATCTTCAATTTCTTTTTGTCTTACTTGAAGAGTCATAATCTCATCATCACGTTCTTTGAGTAGTTTACCGCCCTTTTGTTTTTCCTTTTCAACTTCACTATTCAATAGATCTGTGAGTTCTTTTATTTTGTTCAAATCATCGATATTTGGATTACCAGTGATGTTCAAAATTCTACCATTAAAGTCTATAGCAGTCTTGACTTGGACGGGCGGATTTGTAACAGATTTAAGAGAATAGTCAGTTCCACTAGCTAGTGTAGCAACTTGTTGTAACTTTTCACCTTCGTTTTTTGCCATTTCAACTCGGGTATTTGCAAGAACATCTTTGGTCTTTTGGACCTTTTCTACATTCGTAGATTTGCATCCGCTGACCAATAAAAATGATGTTAAAAATAGTGTAAATAGTTTTCTCATGTCTATAAATATCAATCCATACTATAAAAACTTGTATATTTCACCACTATAATATATGATACTAACATGTCAAAATATTGTGATACATCGTTAATTGACATCAAAAGTATCAATAAAAATGTTGCAAAAACACTTATTGAAAAAAATCATTACACTCACAAATGGAGTTTATGTACTGTAGCTTATGGTGTTTATCATAAAGAATATATAGAAAGCACATTCTTTGGTGGTTATAACGAAAAATTAATTGGCGTATTGATATACGGAAATGCAGTAGGTAGAAATGCCAGTACAAGCATATCTCCACTACTTACTAACAACAATGTACTAGAACTTACAAGACTGTGGATATCTGATGGTTATGGCAAGAATATTGAAAGCTATTGTATTGCTGAAAGTTTTAGATTATTAAACATCGAATATCCCCACATAAAATGTATATTAAGTTACGCTGACAGCGAGGTGGGTCATAAAGGTACAATATATCAAGCAACAGGATTCCTATATCAAGGGGATAATTATGTAGATATAGCACTAATGCCTAACTATAGTGTTAGTTTAAACGGTCCTCCTAATTATGAGTGGATACATAGTAGAAGTGTTTATGCTAGATGGAAAACACATAGTGTGGATAAACTAAAAGAACGTATAGGTAGAACATTTTGGCGCAAACGTGAAAGCGGTAAACATCGTTATATCAAGTTTATTGGCAACAAGATAGAAAATAAAAAGTTAGCTAAATCACTAAAACATAAAGTTCTACCTTACCCAAAAAATACTTCGTTCAAAGAAGAAGTAACGGAAATCCTTGTGGAAAATATCAATCAATTTTTTGAATAAAAAACCCCCAACCTTTCGGAAGGGGGTTTGTTTAATTAAAATTACTTATTAGAATTGACTTTAAAATTGTTATGACACCCAATTACATACTTTTGAGCCTCTTTATTATGAATCCATCCCTTTACTTTAATAGGATTGGGTTTTTTATTAACCTTCTTATACAACCTAAAAAAGTCTTCACACACTGTTAAAAACATAGAATCTAGATCATCTATATCTTCGTAATTATTTGGATTATATGTTGGAACTCCTAATATTTTATAGTCTTTCTTATCGTAATCATATGTTACTAATCCACCCACAATCTTAACCGTTATAAGAGATAAAGGTATAAGAGGTACGGTGTTATATATTAAAATATCGGTTGGATCTCCATCCTCGGATAAAGTTTGGGGTAAAAATCCATAACTGGCTGGATATTGAAGTGAACTAATTAAACATCTATCCAATCGTAACATGTTTAATTTAACATCATATTCATATTTTGCATTTGTATCTTTTGGTATTTCTACAATAGCATGAGCCTCAGTTGGAAACAGTATGGGTTGCGAAACATTAATTAAATTTTGTAGCATAAAACGGAGAACTAATATAAGTATATATAAATTTTATGATAATGTCAAATATATAAAAAACAAAAAAAACAAAAAAAAATTAATATTTTCTTTTATGTAATTTAATCGTGGTTAGTGATACACCATACTTTTCACTCAATTCGTTATTACTAAAATTACCACTCTTCAAATCATCAACAAATTCATTTTTTCTAAGCGCAAAGTTTCTCTTTTGTTCACTAATCTTACGTTTCATTTCATCACTCATAGCACCACGCTTTTTGCCTTTTAAGCCGTTATCATAACTGTAATTAATATTGCGATTAGCCAACTTTTCATTTCTCTCCTTATATTTAAGTGTACCAACGTCAGTACCATATTTAGCAACAAACCACTCTAATGTATAACGTCCTACAGCACGTTCTCGCTGTCTCTCCTTAGCCTCATCACTATGTTTTTTACCATGCATATGACCCACATTATTTGCAGCAGTCATATTTTCTAAGATTTTTTCTTTATTAGGATTATATGTAAAATTATCTCCACCGTTAGCTATTGGACTGATATTATAACCAATATCACGCATATAAGGTTTAAATATATCTAAATAAAATTGTTCTCGTTTAAATAATTCACTTTCATTCACATTCTCCAAAATAACAAATTCAAAACCAGACTCTCCATAAAAATCCCACGCATGTTGCAGCTTAGGATTGATATGTTTATTTTGCTTTAAATCGTTTTTGTGTTCCCACCAACGACGGTCAATATCTTTAGCAGAGCCAATGTAAAACTTACCATTTTTAATATTTGTTATTTTGTATACACCACTTTTCATATAATATAAGTATATACAAATTCTATGGTAATGTCAAATATTTTATTTATGTGCAACAAAAAACCCCAACTTTCGTTGGGGTTTTGAGTTATTTTAATTGAACCAAGAATTATACGGTGTCAAGATCACTGATAAGAACTTTTCCATAGAATTCGGGGCGCACTACCTTCTTAGCGTAGCGGGTCATTACGCCTCTACGTGGTGTGAAGTTAGTTGGGTCATAAACCAATGGAGTTTGGATTAGTGGAATATATGGAGCATATACTGCACCGGTTTCTAGGAAGTTGCTTCCACGGAAACCAACCAAGATTACGTTATCAGTCATGTATGGGTTCTTGTAAACTTGGAAGCGACTTGCGAAGCTACCAACACGACTTACACCCATTGCGAACTTAGCTTGATCACCATCTGTGTTAACAACATAACCTGGGATTGATTCCAAGATAGTTGCTACGTCTGGTGAACATACTAGGAAGTTTGCACCACCACGTAGAGTCAATTGGTGAATCTTGTTTGAGACCTTTTGGATCTTGTTACCAAGAGTTTGGAACCAAGTGCTCTTAACGTAAGCAGTACGATTTGGTGAGCTGTTAACTACACGGGTGAAGTTAGCAACCGGAGTACCTGTTGTACCACCACCTGCAAAGCTTAGAGTCTTAGTGAACTCAGTACCAATTTGGGCTGACCAAGCTTCGGTAGTAGTACCAGTTACGGACTCGTTCAACATGTCTAGGATTTCGAGGTCGATTTCCATAGATACATATTCACTCAATAGAGCAGTAAGTTCTGCTTCTGCATCGATGGAATGATATGCGTTCAAGTCTTGAGCCAATTCTGGAGTCCAGACTGCTTTCAACTTACGGGTCTTAGCAACTATTGGTTCGCTGTTTAGTACCAAGTTTACTTCAGGAATACTGATATCGTCACCGATAGGTTGTGTAGCGGTACCAGCAGCATTACCAGAACCTTCACCTGCGGTCTTACCAGCTTCAAAGTCACCACGGCGATTATCTGTAGGTTGAATTGTGTAGTTCAACTTTGGAGTTTGTGCTGGGGTAGCAGCGGTACTTGATTGACTTACGAACAAGTTAATTACGTAGTTTGGTGCAGCAATAGTACCTGTATTTACTACGTTGGCGTAGGTGTTTAATACAGTTAGGCCTACGTTACCCGTAGTTTGCAGACCAAATGAACGTACTGCGTTCAAGTCAGCATTCCATACATAACCAGTAGCGGCTAAAGATCCGTTTGTGGCTTGAGTATTGTCGTTAATATCTAGAGCAATCTTGAAGACACCCTTAACATTAGTGCCTGACAATGAGGAGCTAAATGCTGAATCAAATTGTAGATCTTTCCAGCTTGCGGAAGTTACAGTTGCGTTTGCGGATGTGAATGCTGAACTCGTTACTACACGTTCAGAGTAAGCAAAACGACCTTGACCGTATAGACCATTTACTGCTGCATCGGTTGAACCGAACTTAGCAGAATTGGTACCACCGAACAAGCTAGTGCCTGGGGTTTGACCCAACTTACCAGTACCATACTTAAAGTCTAAGTAAAATACTAGACCGGATGGTAAATTCATTGGTTGAACGCTTACGAATTCCTTAGCAGCAATTTCAGCGAATACACGGCGAACTAATGGTAGAGCAACGCCAGCCCATTGTTCTGAACTGGTTGATGTACCAGTTGTAGAAGCTTCATCTAGCAATTGCTTTGCTTGGTTTTCTAATAGGATTGACATGTGTGCCTTTTCAACACCAGTTACGCCTTCAAGAAGGCCTGTCTTTTCCCACTTAGTTTGTAATCCACGGGTTTCGGCCATCAATTTGGCTTGTGGATTCATATTATTTGTTAATAGACTTTTTACATCCATAATATTTTTTCCTTTTTTTATCTTTTTGGTTTGTTAATACTCGCAAACTAATTACTTCTTAATTCCTGCGAGCTTTTGGAATCTTGAAGCCATCACATCAGCTTGAGGTTCTACAATGGTAGATTCAGGCTTTGTGCTGGATACTGGTTTGCTTGCCAAACCTTCGGTGATAGTACTTACAGTTGCATTTGTCTTCTTTTTAACAACTGATCCACCTCCATTAATTGATTCGGCCAAAACTGTATATGCCAACTTGACTTCACGAATATTTTTAGTCAAGTCGAAAGTGTTAATAATCTTCAACTTTTGTTCTTCGGTCAAAGTCTTGCCCTTGAACAACTTGTTGGTGTATAGCAACTTAGCATTTAACAAATTGGTTTCTGATAGAACACCTTTCAAATACTTGACAGTTTCTACGTGTTCACTCAATTGGTTCTTCAATGCTTCGTTTTCTTCATTAATAGCTACTAGAGCTTCTGCCATTTCTTCACAGGTTACATCCCCTTCAGATGGTGATGGAACTTGACCTGGGGCAGGAGCTGCGGATGCGGCTGGAACTGCTTCTGGAGCAGCTGCAGCTGGAGCAACAGGAGCGGCTGGAGCTGCTGGAGCTGCTACGGCAGCAGCGGCTGGATCGACGTTTTCTTCTTCAGTTTCTAGTTCTGCTAGAAGTTCATCTAAATTTACTGTTTCATCCATATCATCCATTTCCTCCAGGCCATCCGCATCTTTATTGATGCTTTCGTCTTTCTCTGGTTTGTCTGTGTCATCATGTCTGTGTCCGACCTCACCTTCTAGCTCTGCTAGAATTTCTTCAAGTTCTTCGCTGGTTACTTCGGCACCCTCTTCTTCTTCAAGCTTAGCAACTTCAGTTTCGTTACCACTTGTTTCGGTTGATGTCTTGTTAGCCGAAGCAGATGGAGATTTTGGATGTTGCGTATCAGCAGTATTACCCTTTTCACCGCCGATACCGGATGAAGCTAACTTTTCTTCAACTTTACCTTCTTTAGTTTCGGTGTTTTCTTCTTCAACCATTTCTTTCTTGAGTTGGTCTGCGAACATTTCTTTCATGCTCTTAGCAAAATTTTCCTCAAGAAAAGTTTTTGCATTAGCAATTGCAGTTTCACGAACTGCCTTTGCGTCTGCGATGCTTTCCTTTAATAGATCGCTCATATTAATTTTACCTTTCTTATATTGTTTGTGAAGTTATTATAGAACTCCAAAGAAGATTGATTTTTTGTAGACATCAAATGATTGACGTATTTAATAAATAAATATAATTAAAATGCATAATATATTAAAAAAAATCATATTTATTGTATATGCCTGCTAAAAGTGAAAAACAAGCAAGACTATTCAGATTAGTACGTGGATTACAAAAAGGTGATATATCACCAAATAAAGTATCTCCACAAATTCTTAAAATGGCAAAAACAATCAAACCAACTAGTGTGAATCATTTTATCAAAATTAAAGAAATACTTCACAAATTAAAAGAAGGATACAAAGAAAGTGGATCTGAATATACTCTTAGTAAGGCAAAAGAAATCATTGATAAACCGTTTGACCAAGTATTAAGAGAAAATGTTGGTCTACCATTTAATCAAAAAGAATTATTAGTATTTCAATCCAAACAAAATGGATTTGCTGGGTTTGGAAAAACAAATTTTATACACAAAAGAAGCACCGGTGAAATCATCGCGGATATACATAGTAATGATTCTTCAAAAAAATTTGTCTTCAAAAAGTTAGCCAATAATCAAAATAAAGGTCTTTATAACTATGCTTGTTTTATCAGAATTATGTCAGATGATACAGATAAACCTGAAGATAAAGTGTTTTATACACTAAGTAATATTTTTGAAGATGATGAATCTGGGAAAACCAAAGTCTTATCAGACTTTATTGATAGAATTAACTCATATGGCCTATAATTATAATCCAAAATTTAAAAATTACATTGAATCACAAGATAGTAATTTGAAATTTATTATTAATAAAGATAGAGATAATCATGATTTTAACTATAGACCTACAACTATGAAAATGAAAAACTTTCTTAATGTAGAAACTGAAGATAATCCTAAATATAAAATAATGGATATCGATAATCCAAACGGATGGTCATTTAATGAACTTGATACATTAGGTCACATGGGGTTCAAAATGGATAATGACTATGATATGACCTGCGAAGTAGAGATTCCATCACTTGAAATGGAAAATGAAAAACAATTTGTTAAGATTTATAAAGAAGAAGACGGATATGTTTTAGAAACAACTCGTCGTTACGTATTTGAAAGTTTTAATAAACTATTGGAATTTATTGATAATATTCCAACAAAGATATTTTAATTAGGTTGGTCGATATCTCTTGAAGAAACAATGCTAACTGAATCAGGTCTACCTTGTACTTGATACGATTGAGGAGATTCCGTAATTGGATCCGCAATCTCAAAATAACGTTCTAGTTTCATACCGATTTCTTCATAAAGCATTTCAAGTTTGTGTTCTATTTCTTTAATCTTTTGTGATTCTTCGTAAAGTTTACCGGCCATCCTCTTTACTTCTTTCATATCACGTTCAACCATCTTAGCTTCCATCCAATCACCACACTCCTTTAGTGTGTAACGCTCGGCTAAATTAATCACATCAATAATTTTATGTGCTGTTTCATAAATAGATTCAGCCTTTAAGCTCTTGCGATATTCATTATAAGCTTTGATGGTTTCATATAGCTTTACTTTTTCTTCTTTTGTAAGAGGAGTATAAGCAACTTCGGTTGAATTCTCTACTAGATGTTTTAGCTTTATCATATGAATATAAATATTAGTTAAATTACAATTCGGAAAGAATATTATGAATTAATCTTTCTGCATTTGTATAAGGATTTACGATAATTTTATTATCTACACTTTCGTTGATTTTACCTTGTGGATACATGAATGCACCTTGTGTGCTTGGATTGCTTACAAAGTCAAAAGCAATTAAATCAAAATCATCTTGTACAATATCAGCACCTTCACGCATATCTTTCTTTACACTACCTAGACCACGACTACTAATACCCAATAGAATACCAGATTGTAATAGATCTTTTAAAATATTACCACTGGGTGTAGGAAGAATTTCTACAGTACCAACCAAATCTTTACCATCCCATCCCATGTCAACAATGTTATGGCTAACATTCTTTAAATTAACAACGGACGATTCTGGATGGTCAAGTTCGCCCATAGCACGACGTTGCTTTACAAAGTTTTCCATATACTTGTCAGCTTCACGTTTTAATACGTCTTCTGGATATAAACGACCATTTTGGTTCTTTGCGTCAGCACGTTGTAATACTCCACTAACTAATAATTTGCCGTCTTTTAAAGACTCATTTAATGAAGTTTTTTTAAATTTGAATGGTAATACATCAATTAATATTTGTTTCATATTAAGCAGTAGGTTGAGTTCCTGGTGGCTTTTCACCAGCGGTTTGTTTAGCAACTGCAGGCTCGTCAGATGTTACAACATTTGATGGTTGTGTAACAACTTGTTTATTTGGATCAACCAAAGCCTTTGATTTAGCAATTTGATATTGATCTTTAGGTTTCACATCTGCCTTTCCTAAAATTCTGATTTTAAATCCTGGTTTAATAAAGAACTTAGCAACTTTTTGTTTACTTTCTTCGCGACCCGTTATTACAATTACATATCTATCATAATAATAATCAATATTTACTCCTGTAACGTTGATTGTATAATCTGCTTCTGGTTGTTTATATCCCTTACTAGCACGCACAACTATCTTTTTATCCAAAATAGCATCTTGAATTTTTCTTTGTAAATTAGTCTTTAATTGTTCAGTACTATCCTTTAATTTTGAATCAAAATCTGTAAAATCGGTTTGTACATTATACGATTGAACATTTATATCTACATTTGATGTTTTTGGTTTTGTTGCGACTGGATTAGGTTGAGCTGTTGACGCAGCGGTTGCTGGTTCCGCAACTGGTTGACCTTCAACTTCATGTTGTAATTTATAAATTAAACCACCAACGCCTTCTTTACGTATTTTTTTGACAAGTTTAATAGCTTGTTCGGTCATTGGCAATTGACCTTGTTCATGACCTGCTAAACCAGGATCCAATTCAGGATCACCATGTTGTACTAAACCATTTTGATCTCTATAGGTAGATACTGGTTCAATATTTTGAGCAGGTGTTACATAAGCTGGTTCACTATACATTTGATTTTCCAACTTATAATTTTGACTTTTTTTAACTTTCTTAGTAGGTGTAAATCCGGCTTGATGTACAACGCTTGGTCTAGCACCTTTTCTATTAAAAGCAAATGGTGTAGTACCAATATCACCACCCATATGCGCTCCGCCTGTAGCAACGCCCATAGTGCCCGTTGTACTAGCCTCATTCTTCTTTAACTCGGCATCTACCTGATTTTCTATTTTTTCACGATAAATTTGAGCATATTTTTTTACAACTTCTCCAAACGAATCGCTAGACTTTTTAAGATGATTTTTCATTTTGAATCTTATTCAGTTCCTCAATTAATTCATATGCAGTTAAGAGTGATGTCAATTGGTTTTCTTTTACCAATCCATTTATGGTTTTATTTGAAAGTTGTGTAATAGTCTCGTTTAATTTAATCTTAATAATATCATTATTAACAATCTTAGATGAACTTTCTTTCAATATACCAGATACTCTTTTGTATTCAAGATTCACAAATTCAGTAAATTTATTTGTATTTGATACATTTGTGATATATTCTTTCAACAAACGTTTTTGGTCAGGTAGTAAATTACTATACTTTTTGTTGAAGTTTTCAATTAGGAACTTATAAGCAATCAAACGAACTTCAGCAGTTTGAGAACTATACAAATCAAGTGGTTGTGATTCATTCTTTTTTATCTTAGTCAAATTCTCAACAACATATTCTCTTGATTCGATTAATTCTTCCACCCCAAACTTTACCTCATTAACATTTTCATTTTCAAACAATTTATATATTGATGCATACAACTTATAATTTGGAATCTTATTCTTTAGGAACTCATCGATATTATACTTTTCTTTTATTTCTTTTACCAAATTATACTTTTGTTTATTTAATTCACGACTATTAATCTTAGAACGAGTCTGCAAAACAACATCTAAAATACGATCTGCCGATTCTGGATTCCTAGAAGATTGTGATGATATAAAGTTGTATAATTGGAACTCTTTACCCAACTCCTTTGACTCGTTGAAATAATTGAACATTAGATTTTTCGTGAATGTTTCATCACGTCCGGCAAGAATATCAGACGTTATTTGTCGGGTAAGTAATTCAAATAGCACTCCGCTATTTTTAAACTTAGAATGTTTCGCTTTCTTATGCATAAGTTCCAATTAAATATAAATATATGTAAAGATTAAAATTATTCGCTATTTATACTTTTCTTTTATTCTTTTATATTATTTTCGTCCATAAAAGATGGTTTTTTTACAGACTCTTTCAAAACTTCCTTGGTTTCGAAATCTTTTAACAAAACCGACAATGACTCTAGCGACAACGGTGATTTATTTTTATATTTGTGCGTTGGTGATAAATCGCTAACTCTCTTGTTTTCTAAATTACCAAATGGGTCTTCTCCGAATGGGTATTTACTAGCATCCTTTCTACCAGTTTGATCTCTTTTCTTTTCAGTTAATTTTGGAGTTTCACTTCCACCACCAGATGATTCTGGGGGTGTACCACCAGCCTCACTGCCAGACTCAGTTCCTCCAGTTTCGCCACTACCCGCATCTCCACCAGTATCAGTGCCTCCAGATTCTTCTCCCTTTGATTTTAAGAATGCTAAAGCTGGATCATTACCATCTTCTTCAATTTGTTTAAATCTATAAATTCCTTTAGCATCATCGATTAATTGTTTTTGTAAATTAATCATATCTTGCTCAGACATGCTAAATACGTTATCATAAATCCATTTTTTGCTGAACAATTTTTGTTCTTGCATGTCTTTGGCTACTTCTACTTTGCTTTTCCAAACATCAATCTTTTCCTTTTCAAAGATAGTAGATGGGTTTGTTAATTGTAAACTAAAGTCTACCAACGATTCATCTCTATATCCTTGACTATACAAATGAATTACCGCAATCTTGTTCAATTCACTAACAATAATACGTTGTACACGTTGAATTGTTCTAGCAAAACGAATATCTTCAGCCGCCAATGTAGCCTTACCAGATAATGATTCATCATACCCCAAGAATGCCTTTGGAATCTTAAGTGCTGACATCATCTTATTGCGTAGATATTCAATATCATCTGTACCTGTCCATTCTAGTCCAGGCAAATTATCAATACTTGTACCACTATCGCCACCACGAACTGGTAGGAAAAAGTCTTCAACCATGTTTTGAAGGTTAAAACGTAAATTATAGTCACCAGTTTGTTGATCCAAATATGGAGTCTTTTTCATTTGCGCAATAATTCGTTCCATGTGATTATCAACTTCATTTGGAGGAATATTACCAATATCGACTTTAAAAATACGTTTTTCTGGAGCACGCATGATGCGATGAATCAACATTGCATCTTCCATTAAACTCAATTGTTTCCAAACACGGCGAGCACCTTCTAACATACTCTTACCATAAGGTAAGAAGTTACTATCACTCAGTAAACGAAAGTGTGCAATTTGATAGTTCTCAAGATCTTCAATTTTATTACCATATGGAAGATTAACTTGAAACTTAACAAAATTCTTATTTTGTAGATGTGCATTTTCAATACGAGTAACATAATATGAACTAAGTGGTTCAACCATGTATACGCCATATTCTGGACTGATATGTAACCTTAAATAAAAATCGCCATACTTGACCATGCTACGAGTCCAAGACCAAAGATTAAACTCAATATTAAGAATATCATAAAATAAATTGTTTAATATTTGTTTGATATCATCATTCGAAGATTGAACAGAGATAATGTCACCCAATTCATTTTTACTTGTACATTCATCCGAATAAATGTCTAATGCAGATGCGAGAATTGGATCCATATCCATTGTATCATAATCGCGAAATAGTTCTACACGACTACTTTGATAGCTAAGATTAAAGTCACGGGTATATTGATTATATGCGGTAGTTCTAAGACGATTAAAACGATCTCTTAAACTATTACGATCTGTAGCATATTGAATTTCATCAGTGTCAATTACCTTTAATTTCTTACCACCAATATTACGTACAATAACATCATTACTAAAAAGACGTTTTAATCTTGCAAAAAGCGATCTATTCTTTAATTCTTGAAATGATTTATCAGTCATATCTTACCGCCATATATATAAGTATTTATAACAACCAAGTTAAACTTTCTTTTTTACTGTTTATATTAGCATTTGGGTTGAAATCCCACCCTTCTGTAGGAGAACCAAATGGTTTTGTTAATATAGGAGAATTATGAACGCTGGATACTTTACTAATGCCTGCTAACATTTGTCTATTGTAAGCAATCTGATCATTTCTAAGTCTAAGTGCAGTTTCACGTACCCATAATCCTATTCCCATAGACATTACCAAATCATCATTGTAGCCACGTAGTGCTTCTGCTTTTGGTCCATTCCAAATAAAAACATTCAACTCTTCATATAATCGTTTCGATTTAATAATTACTTGTTTTTGTCTAAAAAATAACTCCAAATTACTTACAACTAATGGTCTGTTTTTAGTAGTTGTAGTAAATCCAGCAACCATCTTTTTATCTTGTGCATGTAATTTGTTGCTATATGTTTTTTCCACATCCACAATTGTGAGATCACTTGAACTATAAAACGTATGAGGATAATTTCTGTCAATAATCTGTTGAAGTGTACCCCAACCAACGTTATTGTTTTCTACAACTAATAGTGCATTATTATATTCAGTAGCAATAGTTACTAATAGATTGCCATAATCTTTTGTAGTTAATTGCCCTTTATATTCTGCAACTTGTTCCATAGTATCAACATCTATAACATGAAAAGCGCTGAAATCTGCACCATCGCCTCTAGCACAATCAGCTGTCACTAAATAATTCTTGCTATAATTTGGGTAATCCCATATCCATAAATCTTGATTATTACCTCGCCTTTCTATAGGATCTTTTATGTATGTTTGTTTATAAAATTCCAATACATCAACACTAACTACTTGATTGCCTGATGTACTAAAATCACAATCACATTCTTGCGCAGCACCCTTTACACCTGATAATTCTGTCTGATTATCTCTCCACGATTGATCTCTTTCTGGATGTAAATGCCATGGCAATTTTATTGTTTTGAATCCTTTTTTACCAGACTTTTCGTTTTCTTCCGATTCAATCCATGTTTTATGAAAAAAGTTACCAACGCCGTTCGGTGTACTTAATATAATCGATCTACCACCAGTAGATAAAGTATATTGTGATGATAACCAAATTTCTTCTATACCATCAATAAACGCAGCTTCGTCTATAATTAACAATGATAATGCTGATGAACGACCTGCTGTGCCAGCCGATGAGACAGCTTTAATTTGTGATCCATTCTTTAATCTCAGTGACAATCTATTATCTTCCACACATGGCACTTTTAACCAACTAGGAAGATTATCATTAGCAAATCTTACCTTGGTAACGATTTCCTTTGCGGTTTCCTGTGTTATACTAATACATAAAATATTCTTATCATTATGGAATGTCATTAACCATAAACTATAAGCAGCAGTAAGAGTGCTAATACCCATCTGACGACTTTTAAGAACAATGTTCAATTGATTATCAACAAAGTCTTGTAATGCCTTCTCTTGAAATGGATACAATTCAAATCCAACTGTACCACGTATGGGATGTTGAATCTTTACATACTTCTTTATGAAGTATATAGGATTTTCAATACATTTTTTATATTCTTGCTTTATTATCTCTCTTAAGTTTTGCTGACTCATATTTTGTTTCTAATTCACTAATCTCAGCATCTATATTTTCTAATCTTTTTACTACGGCTGTTAAGTCTAACTCTATATTTTCACGGATTTTTGACATATCTGGCACTCCTTCCCAATGTTCTATAGATCCATCTTCTTCAAGAAATTCAACTGGTTTATTATGATTTTGGTCACACCAGTTTTTAGCCTCTTCAAATTTATTCTTATAATCCAACAATGCTGATTTTATATTCTTGAGTTCACGGATTTTGTTGAATGTATCCCAAATACCCAATTTTTTAAGATGAGTTTCTTCATTTATAAAACATTCATAACATAATCCAGACTTTGGCCATGTTCTATCATCCAAATAACTACCCCATCGAACATCCATATTGCAGTGTTTACAACGTTGTTCCACAACGATTGATGCTCGTTTTGAAACACGGCGTTTACTACCATTTTTCCAAATCCACTTCCGTCCCTGCCCATCCTCCCACTCATCACCTTCTTTGCGTTTACTATTTTCAAGATTAGAATCATAACCAACTTGCACGAATGGACGATTACCATCCACGTAATCTTTAATAATATCGAGATTGCTTTTACCTAATGCTCTTTTCATAACAAATATGTATTTATTTTATTTACCAAAACCACTTTGTAGTCCCCTAATAATGAAACTACCAGTTATTTTAAATGGCTTACTATGAATACTTGGATCTCTTACAACAATGCCTTCATGTTTTTCTAGATCACCAATTTCACTAGTAGCATTCTTGAGAATTTCATCGCCCAACTTGATTGTAGTAATATAAACAATAATATCATTAACTATCTTGTCTATGTCTTGACCCTCAAAATCTCGCGTAATATTTTTACTTGCAGCTGCTTTCTGAAATTGTTCACGGGTAATTAACGGTGTTTGAATAGTCACATTAGTCAACCAATCTTTCAAACTCTTGGTTACTGGTTTTCCTTGAGGATACAATGTAACTTTTTCGCCCAATGGTTTTGAAAGATTTGGACGAGTTTTGAATTTAGTATCAACACTTCCTAATACTTTAAATCCATATTTCTTAGCAACCAAATTCAACTTATTGATATAAGATTGCATTGCGGTTTTATCATAAGAAATTTCAGTAGCTACTCTTGATTTGACACTACCGTCTTTACCAAATGTCTTTGGCTTTATTTCTTTTAAACCATGAATTGCCAAAAAGTTACCAATGTCTTCGTATCCAAGAACGTTTGTTTGTCCTTCAACATATTCAATGTTCAACAAAATGTTTGGATTGTTCAATAACCCAAGAGCTTTCAATTCGTTTTGAGTTGTTGGTATAGCTTCATCAAATATTTGAATGACTCTGGTACCAATTTTAATGAACCCATGTTCTGAACCTGTTTCTTGATTTGGTAAAAATCTAGCACTTAGATCTTGTGGGCGCATTCCCTTAATGTCTAGTGGTTTCGCACTACCACGGTCCATCACAAATTCTCCATTGACTAAACGAATACTAGCATTGACACCATCAATCTTGACACTACCAGTTCCTTTCTCCAACGATGCGATTGACTTTTGAAAAACGTTTATAAATTCTTTTGCAGTAGATGTAAAATCAAATGGATGCTCCATATGACCACCAGCACCACCTTCTTTGAGAACTTCCGACAAAATATTACTTAGCTTTATCATGGTTTAATAAATGTTTTTTCAAATGTAGACACACCCTTCAAATAAGAACGAGCAGTTTCATCAAGCGCGTTATCTGTAAATTGCCAATTCCAAAATAATTGATCAGGCGTTTTAAATCCAAAAAATTCTAGAACATTTTTTTGAATTTCTGCTACATCTTTACCATTCCAATTTTGTCCCACAGCAATAAATCCGGCGTCAATATCTTTTACAATATTTTTTTCTCCTAGAGTTGAATGTCTATTTTCAATCCAAGTTAGTCTTTCTATAAGTTTTTGATAATAACTATTAGCTTGACCCCATCTTATACTAGCAAAAAATACTACACAATCGCTTTCAAATAATTCTTTACTAATTTTCCATAATTCATCACTTTTATCATTGTAACTTGCCCAACAACGATGATATCCACTTG